CAAACTCAAACCACCGTTGACCTGTAGTATCGCCGTCCCGACAGTGGCGGTCTGGCCGATCATCACGATACCGGCGTTGTCGATCCGCAACCTCTCGACATGCGCTCCCGTGCCGTTCGGCACCGTCCACAGCGACGTGCGACGACCCTGCGCGGTCGAGGTCCAGGCCTCGTCCGCGAACGTGGACACCGAGATCTGCTCGACCGTCCAGGCGGAGCCGTCGTATCCCGCCGTGCGGACCGACATCAGCGCATCGCCCGAGGCGATGGCGAGTGGCGACGCGGCCGTGCCGTTCGCGCGGCGCTGGATGACCTGGGTGCCGCCAGCGTAGGATTCCAGCGTCAGCGCGGTCGATCCGCCCGACGCCCGCCCGACGATCTGAAGATCCGTGTTCACGGAAGGCGGAGCGGCGGTCGCCGCGCCACGGCCCACCACGGTCAGCGCGGTCACGATCAATGACCCGGTCATCGTGTCGCCGCCGACGTTCACCCAGCGCGCATCGCCCTGTGTGTTGTTGCTGTAGTTATTATCGAGCCACTGCCGCGGCACCGCGTGCAGCCCGGTCGTCGGATCACCCGGCAGCACGATGGGCAAGGTCGAGGTAATCGCCAGGGTCGAAATGGACAGACGCAGTACGCCAGCCGTCGTGAACCCAATTGTGAAACTCGCGGACTTGTAAATCCCCGACAGTGTGTCGCTCCCGAACGCGAACCCTGGCGCGGTCGCGGTGCCATCGGCTGTTCGTATCGGATTGGTCGAGGTAAGCGTGCTATTGGAAACCGTGAGTTTCAGAACCCCGGTTATTGTCGTGAAGATTTGATTGTTCGCCGCGTAGAACCCGGTGTTCGTCTGACCGAAATTGAGCGAAGGGACGGTGACGGAGCCAACCGGCAAACTCAGCGGCCCGATCATCACGTCGCCGGACTTTTGCACGTAGCCGCCGCCGGAAATGGGCGCGAAATTGGCGGTCACCCACTGCCGCGGCACCGCGTGCAGATCGGCGGTCGGATCGCCGCCGAGCGTGATCGCGGAGGACAACGCCATCCGAATGCCGGAGTTGTCGATGACGGCGGCGACCGCGCCAGCCACCGAGAAGACATGATCGGCATTCCCCAGCACGACATAATTCAGGTGCGCGAAGCCGACGCCGGAATACGAGACGTTGAAGCCGAAACGATTGCCGGTCCCACCGTCGTACAGCATCAGATGGTTGGTGACATCGAACTGGCTCGACAACCGCGCGCCGAAAGACAAGCCGCCCGACATCACGTCTCCGCCCTTGGAGACATAGGAGCCGGAGCCAGAGCCGGACACGAAATTGGCCTGCACCCACCCCATCGTCGCCGCCTGCAGCGCCGCGGTCGGATCGCCGCTGAGCAGCAAGGACGTGGCGATCGTGACCGCGCCGGAAGCGCGGTTGATGGCGAGCGGCGACGGGTAGATCGGCGTGCCGTTGTTGTCGAAACGATTGATCAGGAAGTCGGTGCCGTTCGCCGTGCCGCTTTCGGTCTGCGTGCCGCCGAACTCGACCGACCAGCGCGGCAGGCCGAAACGGGACGACTGGAAATAACCGGCTGCGATGCCAGCGACCTGGGCGTTCCACGTCACCGCGGGCCATGCCGGTCCCGGCGCTTCCAGATGCAGCGCGGCGTTACTCGCGCTCGTGATCGTTATCCCCCCGGAAAGAGGCCCGCCGGTTAATGGTAAATATGGCCCACCCGCGACCGCCGTGGCCACGTCAGCGGTTCGGATTTTCCACGTCTTCCCGGCATGGACAACCGGGAGATAATCCGACGTTGGCGTGAAGTCGGCGGTCAGTGGATCGAGCGCGGATATCTTCATGCCGCGATCCTCGAAGGCGCCGACTGGTTCTGCCGCAACTGCGACGTGACCGCGTCTACCGCCGCTTTCAGATCCGCGAGGGACTGCACCAGCGTGGCCGTCTGGGTCCGTGTCTCGACCTGAAGGACCGATGCCGTGAGCGTGTCGGGGGATACCGAGGCGACGGAGTTGAGGGCGTCCAGCACGCGCTGGAAGTCCGACACATAGGCGGCGCCGCTGCCATAGACGACGCGCGAGGCGTTGATGAACGTGTCGGCGTATTGCTGGAGTTGCTGAATCGAATTGATGTCGCCCGCCGCGGCGGCGCCGGAAACCGCGTTGAACTGGCTGCGCGCGAGCGCGAGTTGGTCCTGCGCGTTGAGCGGCGAGGCCGCCGAGGTTTGCAGTCCGAAGGCATACTGGCTGAGCGAGGCGATCGCCTGCGCCGCCGTTCCCGCCGCCTGCAACCGCGCGTCTTCAGCCGCTTTCGCATCCGCCGCGCGTTTGTCCGCCGCCGCCTGGTCCTGCGCGAGGATGGCATCGTCGAACTGCTTCGCGACGAGCAGGCGTTCCTGGTAAAGCGCGGCATCTTCCAGCGCCATCAGGTTGGCGAAGTCTTTGTTGCTCTCGTAACTGTCGCCGAATATCCCCTTCAACTGATTGACCAGGGCGAGCCTCTGCGCCGTCGCCTGCTGGTCGAATTCAGTCAGCGCCTGCACTCTCAGGACGGCCGGAGAGGCGCCGGAGAGTTTGTTGGCCGCGTCGACCGCTCGATTGACCAGACCGGTCGCGATGTTCGCGTATTGCGCCGCCGCGGCATCCTTAAGCGTCTTGATCGCCAGATCGCGAGCCGCCGTCAGTTCAGTCTCTTTGTAGCCGAGGTCTCTCGCGGTCACGAGCGCCGACGCGAACTGATCGTTGAGACCTTTGATGCCCGCTTGCAGCGATCCGATGTTGGTGTTCATGGAGAGCAGGGTTGGCACGGTCTGAGTCACGAACGTCGCGATGTTGGTCAGGGTCGCGGCATAATCGGCGGCGGTGAGGCCGAGCGCGCCGAAGCGCGCCGCCCACCGGTCGACCTCTTTCGCCGCGTCGGTGTCTTTGACGACCGCCGTGAAGTCCTTGAGCGCCTGCTCCATAGCCAGTATTCGGTTGACCGCGTCCTGTAGCTCCTGACTGGTGGCGAAGCTGCGGTTGGCGATGTTGTCGGCGAGCGTCTGGTCGGTCGAAGTGAAACGCAGTCGCGGGAACGCCGCCTCGAGATTGGCGGCTTTGCTGTCTCCGGTGCCGACACCGAGTTGCGTTATGCCGCCGAGCGAGGTCACGGCGATGTTCGTCGCGGCGGTGAAGGCGTTCAGCGCGGTCACCGCGTCGTTCGTCGCGTCCCTGTTCGATGCGGTGCCCTGATTAACGGACTTGCCGATGCTGAGCCGCCCCTGATCGTCAGCAAAGATTTGCGTGGCGGAATAAGTACTCGGCGCGTGTGGTCCGATGAAGCCGCCACCGACACCGCCAGCGGTGCCGCCGAGCAAACCGCCGATAAGAGCACCGATGGGGTTGAAACCGGAGAGCACGAAGCCCGCGCCCGCGCCGAGCAGCGCACCGGTTCCCGCCCCGATCATCGGCGCCGGACCGACCTTGTCCAGGCTGCTCTGGATAAGTCCGCCGCCGAGCGAGCCAATTGCGAAGCCGCCCGCGATACCGCCTCCGAAGCCGCCCAGGAGACTGCCCAGCGTTGTCGCTGGGGCGAAGCCACCAGCCGCGGCACCCCCCGTGACCGCCGCGTCCGAGGCGAAGCCGCCCGCCAGGCCCGCGCCGGTTCCGCCATACAACGGCGTGTTGAGGAAGGCGGTGATCCCGGCGAGAGGTCCGTTGGCCCCTCCCACGCCCGCGAGCAGGCTGGTGCCGGGTCCGCCGAACAGCGCGTTGATCTGCCCGCCGAGACCCTGATAGCCGAACGCCTGGAGGATTGATGAGCCGCCAGAGACAACGCTACTGCCCGAACTGGCCAGGCTCATCAGATCGGCCCCGGCGGATTTTTGTTCACCAGATCCACCGCCCGACGCACCACCGAGCGCGCCGATGACCTGGTCGAGGGTGGTCCGGTTGGCGCCACCGACCGTCGCGTTGAGGATCGGATTGAGCACGGCAAGTTTGAGGACTTCCTGTAGCACGCTGGTCATGACGGCCCGGGCCACATTGCCGAAATTGACCGCGGCGCCCTGGCCGCCGACGAAGGCCTGGGTGATGGCGTTGCCGACCTGGTCGAAGACCTGGGTGCCGAGATTGCCGAGTTCCTGAATGGCTTGCTGGTTGATCTGAACCTGGGTGGTCATGTCGGCGACGGCGCGGGCGGCGTTCAGCGCTTTCTGCTGCTCGTCGGTCGCCTGATCGCCGATCTTGAGGCCGAGTTCCTGACGTTTCTGCAACACCGCGATCTCGCGGTTGCGCTGCTCCGTGGTCGCCGTGATCAGGCTGTTCTCCAGCCTTAGCATGTCCAGTTGCTCGTTGGACTTTTCTATCGACGTCGCCGCCTGATTGTCGCGTTTCGCCAGCGTCTGCGCGTTCAGCGCCTCGGTCTCCGCCGCGATCTGACGGGCACGCTCAGCGGTATTCGGCAGCGAGGTCTTGCGCGCGTCCTCGATGGCCTTTTCCTGGTTCGCGGCGAACTCGGCGGCCTGGCCACCCTTTTCCAGAATCGGCGTGAGCCGCAGATACGCCTTGGTTTGCAGATCGATGGCCGTGATGCTGTCATTGAACTGGATCGTCAGTTTCGCCAGTTCAGCGCCTTGGACCCGGAACAACGCCGCCTCGTTGATTCCCGTCCCGGCCGCCTCTCCCAGTTCGCGCATGCGCTCCATGGCCGCGTTGAGGTCACGTTCCGCGCCGACCTCGCCGACCAGCGCCTTGTTGGCGTTCACGGCAGCTTTCGCCGCGGCATCCTGGGTCGACATGATCTCGGTTCGTTGCCCACGCAGGCTCGTCAGAAGCTCCTTCTGTTGATCCATCTGTTTCGTGAGGATATCCATCGCGGCTTCCGCGCCTTGCGGATCTTCAATCTGCGCCGCCTTCTCGTTGTATTTCTTCTGCAACAGATCAATCGACGCCAGTAATGCTTCCTGCTTGCGCTGGTTCTCCTCGAGTTGGCGCGAGACGACGGAACTGGTGTCGTAGGCGGTCTGTCCGGCACCCAGGATGCGACGGCTGGCATCGATGGCGGGTTGCGTCCCGGTCATGTCGGTGCCGAAATGCATCGGATCGCGATTACTGAACGATCCACCCCAGGTAAGGCCATACTTCGCCGCCAACGCCATCGCGAGTTCAGGCGGAATGTTTCCCGTCGTGCCAACCGCGTTGCGCGAGGCGTTGATGTCGATCGCCGTGCCGCCCGCGTGCATGCTTGGCTGGCCGGTGCCCGCAACGGTGGCGCCTGGACGGTAGCTGGAGACGTCGTTGGGGTTGATCAGATAGCCACTGGCTTCCAGTTCGTTGACCAATCCCTGGAAGGCCGGAGCGAGATCAGCGCGCACGGTGAACTGCGCGCCCCCGGGCGCGCTGATGGTGACCATGTTGTTGGCGTCGGGGGTGGTGCGCCCTCCGGTGCCGCCGAGGCCAGCACCCGCGTAGCTCGTTATCAACCCGCCCGGTAGCATCGGCGAGATGCCACGCAGCAGGAACTCGCCGAGCGTGGGTCCGCCCTTTTTCGCGACCTCTTCATTCCATTCACGGAGCTTGTTGATCGCGGCGGCGATGGCGCGCTCGACCGCCGCCAGTGCTGTTATGATGGGTTGGCCCATCTGTTCGAAGAGCGATTTGGTGGCCTGCGCCGCACCGGTCAGCGCGTTCATCAGATCCCTGTGTGCCTTGCCGAGGTTCGTCACCGGATCAATCGCGCCCTGCGTCGCGTCACGCTCCTTCTGGAGCAACAGGGTGAATGCCTCGGCGTATTTGCCGCTGGCTTCCATGCTCTTGAGTTGGTCCACCAGGGCTTCATCGATGCCCTTCACCCGGCCGATGAGGTCCGCCGCTCCTTTCGAGGGTAGCTCCATGGAGTCGGTGAAACGCTTCGTGGCCTGCGGGATGGTCTCGCCCAGGATGTTCGCCAGGCCGAGAATGTCCTTGCCGAACGCGATCATGTCGTCCCGGCTACCGTGGAAATCCATGACCTTGCCGAGCGCCCCGGTGATCTCGCGCGCCGCGTCGGTCGAGAGTGTCGTGGTTTTCGCCAGGATTTTCGCCGCGTCGTCGGCGTTGATCGCCATGGCACCGAAGTCGTCGCGCAGCCCGCGCATCGACAACTGCAATCTTCCCAGTCGGAGATTGGCGCTTTCGGCTGACACGGCGAGCGCGGTGATCGCCGCCGTCGCCGTGACGACGACGTAAATCCAGGGCGGCACCGCCGCCGCCATCGAGGCCACGCTCGCTGCCATTTGTTTGACGCTGATCCCCGACGCCCACATCACGTCGGCGATCTGATGCCCTTGCTGGATCAACGTGATCAGGATCGGTTGCCCGGTCGCGATGCCGGAGAACATCTGCGACATCTGCACGGTCAGTTGCTGGTTGGCGAACTTCATCTGACCGGCGGATGCGACGCCCTTAACCTGCGTCTCCTCCAGATCATCGTGACCTTTCTTCACCTTGCTCAGAGAGTTGACCTGAGATTCAAACCTGACCCGCGCGTCTTCCTGAAGATTCTTATACGCATCCTCGTGCAGATTGAGCGTCTTTTGCGCTACCGCAAGTTTATCCAGTTCCGCTTCGTATTCCTTCGACAGCTTATATACCGGATCGATGCTGGAGCGTAATACCTGGTATTGCTTCGCCGTGTCCTCGGCGGTCGGTCCCGCCGTCCGCTTGTTGATCGCCGCGAGATTATCATCCCGCGCCTTGGTTTCCTGCTCTATCGCCTGCTTTGCCAAAGTCGAGGAAATGACCTGGTCTTTTGCCCCCTGATTGATGGCGTTGACGGCGGTTTCGTATTGTTTCTGTACGCGATACAACTCGTCGTATTTCAGGCGCAGCGCGTCATTCGCGACGACGAGTGGCTTGACCGCCTCGGCGGCGCGCTCGCTCGCCGTCTTCAGGAATGTCAGCGCGTCGGTGGCGCTCAGCGTCCCCGCGCGAGCCTGCTCCATCGCACCTTGCAACTCTTTCGTGCGCGCCGTCAGGAGCGCCGTCCCGGTCGCCAGTTGCTCCACGGTGATCTTCCCGTCGAGGCGCCGTTTGTCGAGGCCAAGTTGCGCCACCGCGACCTTCTCGGTCTCCTTGCCGAGCGCGTTCGTGGCGAAGATCAGCGGATCGATACGCCCAAGATAGGCATTCGACGCTTCCACCGCCCTGCGGTACCCCGCCGAGGTCTGCGCCAGTATGTCCGACGCGGCCTTGGCCGACTTGCCCGACGCATCCAACGCCGCGTTGTTCCGCTGTATCTGCTCCGAGGTGTTCTTCGCCGTGCGCTCCAGGGCACGCAGCATGAGGTCATAGTCGGCTGTGCCTTTGACGGCACCCCTGGTATCGACGATTATTTCAGTGACGATTTGTTCAGTGCCGGACACGACTATTCGCCGTCCTTCTTCGCGTCCGCCATCGCCTTGAGGTAGGCGTCATCGAGGCGCTCGAGCATGCCGACCTCCCATGGCGCGAGCGCCGTTCCCGTCAACCGATTGAAGCTGTCGATGTCGGGCCATTCGAGCGGCATCACGCCGAAGCCGTTGCCGCCCTTGCGCCGCCGGATGCGGTTGTAGGCGACCCAGAGGTAGAGCAGCGCCAACGGAAAATCCGGCTGCTCCAGTTCGGCCTCGTATTCCCGCCGCTTTGCCGACCGTCGCGTCCGCTTCACCAGGCCTTCAAGTGTTTCGCGAAGAGGAACACCCTTTTTGTCGGGTTGGCTTAAGACAAACTCTCGCTCTGCGTAGTCGGCGAGATCATCGCAGAGCGCGCGGTAAAAGACTCATCGCTCGTGAAATACTCAAGGAGTTGAATGTAGACCTTGCCGTAGGACGGGTTCATCAACAGCGCGACGACGTTCTCCTGGGAGAACGGATACTCTTCACCGTTGATCCGCGCCGGGGTCCAGCCCAGAACGCGCATCGCGAAGGATTTCGCGTTCTCCTCGCGCATCTCGTCGGGCGTGCGTTCCGGCTCGATCCATTTTCGGCGGTTGGCGACCGCCTGCTCGCGCGCGCGCTGCAGACGTAACGCATCGCGCGCGGCGATGTTGGACGCTTCTATCGATTTTGCGTGACCGGGGCCGGCAAGCGTCCAGACCCACGTCGTCGGCGACCCGGTCACCGGATGGTTGATCGCGACCTCGGCGGTGTCGGTGGACTTAAGCTCGCCGATATCGAAGGCCTCGCCGTTCATGTGGTGGCTCATGCGGCGGAACTCTGGAATTTCACCATGGTCGCGTCGTAACCGGTGCCGCGATTGTCGAGACCGACCAGCGCCATGGGGACCGAGACGGTCTGCGTGCGCGGCCCTCCGGCGGCGGCGTAGGCGGATTTGGTGACGCCACCGAGGGAAAGATTGCCAACGAAGATCGAGAAAAAATCCTTCGGCTCGACGTCATTCTCCACCGCCATCACCTGGATCGAGTATTGCGTCTCGGCGGCGAAGTCATCGATGAACTGCAGGTCTTTCCGCAGCGCCGTGAAATTGATTGTGACTCCCATTTGGCCCGTAAAAACATCAGGCCCATACTTGATGTTTCCAGAACCGAACACGTCGGGAGACATCGGAGAGATGTCCAGTCCGATATCCAGGCTGGTGAGGTCGATGACATCGTTGGCGCCGATGCGGACCGTGGCGTCCACCACCGCGAGCGGCAGCGACGTGGTCGCCGTGGGCGTGGTCAACAACGGCGACGTGGCCCCGGTCGCCAGCGAGTTGTAATGCCCGGTGCCGATGCCACCGGGATCGAATAGGATGATGCCGTTCGGCGCCATCGAGAACCGCGTCGTGCCGAACACGAAGTCGGTCATGACCTGGCTCTGGTCGATATCGATTTCGAATTCGTCCACGGTGAAATACCGCTTCAGCAGCGTTCCGGTCTGGATGAGCTTCTTGGGTCGCGTGATGGTGAACGCGGTATCCGCCGTGGCATTGAGCGTCAACGACTCCGCCACCGTGATTACCGTCGCGGTCAGCGCCGTGATGCGTAGGTTGCGACTGTTGTTCGCGGGCGTGCTGTGATTGGTCAGAATGATCACATCGCCCACCCGCAGACCCGCGGTGATCCACGAACCGGCGGCGGAGACGATGGTGGACGCTGTCGTGGTTATCGAGGTCAGGCCGCCGGTTATCTCAGTGATTACCAGAGGGGCGACGTCCCAGGTGTCGCGCATCACCGCCTGGGCGATCGGCTCCCAGGTGCCCATCGAGGCCTCGGCGTTCCACGTCGCGGCGGTCTTCTGAATGCCGTGACGGCCACGCATCCGCATACCGTCGTAACGAACCTCGGCGCTCTCGGTCGCGGCCTTCGTGAGTTGCCCGCCTGTGCCGCCAGACACACGCAGAACTGACCCGCCCGTGCCCGATGCCTGCACGCCCAGGCCGGTCTGAAGTTTATACGCAACGACAGCATTCGATTGAGTCTGATAAACAGGCATAACGAACTCCTTCCGTCAGGCGGCCTTGCCCAAGGGCGAGGGGCGGTTCAGCGGGTGTAGTAAAAGTCGAAGGGAACGCTTGAGAGCAGAACGAAGAAGTTGCCGGACTCCACGGCGGCGACATTCGCGTATGTCGAGAAGTCCAGCGTTCTGACCATCTGTCCGTCAGGCGTCTGGCCGAATTCGGCGCGCTCCATGAAGGCGGCGAGCGCATCGGCGGTCGTCAGCGCCGTGTCCATCCCCGTGTTCCACGGTTGGAAAATGTAAAATCTGATCAGGCCGGGATGTATCCATAGCCGATTACCGGGAGACGAAAACGCGCGAATGTAATTCGTGCCGCCAATGATCTCGATTTCGACGAAGGCGCTACCGGTTTCCACCGGATCTTGTATCTCCGCTGGCCAGTCTTCGTTCGGCCAGCGCATCGGCAACGACGAGTAGTGGGCCTCGATCCAGCCCCGGATCGCGTCGATGGCTGGCTTCATCATTTGTCAGAAGCCCGTCCTCGCTTCGATCTCCAGCGCCGGATAGCGGTTCTCGCTTTTGTTGGCGGGGTGCGGGCCGCCCTGAAACTGATATCGCCCGCGGGTGCCCCTGACGGCGTTACGCGGGATGTTGGAGAACTGCAGGACGCCGCCGATGATGCCGTGATAGGTAAAGCGGATCAGCGCGATCTTGCCGAACATGCGCTGCAGATCACGCGCGGTAATTTCGTAAACCCCGTTCGGGGCCTGCACCGACAGGCCGGGACGACGATCGGTCAGCCGGTTGCTGAACCGCTTGTTCGCCCCACCCTCGATCTTGCGCGCGTAGGGCCGCATGTTGATTATGATGACCTTGTCGTTCGGTCCGATGTTGATCGGATTGCCATCTTCGCGCGCCACGTCGCGGCGCACGCCGTTGACATAAATCCAGTGGTCGTCGCGATAATGCCCCTCGATGTCAGGCCCAAAGGGTGACCGCTCGACGAGCATTTTCCACGCCGTGTCCACCACACCGCTCTGCAAGTGAAACTGCGTCAGCGTGAACTCTTTCGCCGCGCTCAGTGGCTTGCCCTGTTGCCCATCGACGAACAAATTGACTGCCGCTTCGTGACCGAAGACACGGCGGATTTTCGCCTGGTTTTCCAGCGTCTTGCGGCGCGTGATATCGACCAGTTGGCGTTGATTGAAGGCCTGGACGCGCTTCACCATATCGGTGACCCGCTGCGGCTGGGCCTGGCCGAGGGAGAACGACATCAATCAGGCCTGACCCAGTACGTAGAGCAGGTGCATCGCTGGGGTTCCTCCTGGCGCCGCCGTCTGCACGCCCTGGATCGTGTAGGTGAGGCCGCCGACGATGATCTGATCGCCGCGCCTGACTGGCGCTGGCCAGTTCGAGGCCGCGATTTCGTTGTTGCCGATGCGGATCGTGGCGTAGGCCTGCACCACGCCACCGGTCGGCGCGGTTGGGGTTTCGAAGGACGGCACGCATTTGACGGTGAGTTCCGCGCGCGTGCCGGCGCGACCGGGCAGACGGACCAGCGTGGCGACCTCACCGACCCTGGCGATGAAAGCCGCGACCCGGTCGGCGACGTAGGTCATATGTTCAGGTCGCGGAACTGGGTGAGGATCTCGGCGATCTCGGGCGGCATGCCAGTCGTCGCCCCGATCGGTCCCGGTGGGGCGGGGTTCCACCATTCTTCCTGTAAGACGCCTGGAATGAACTGCGACCGCTGCATACGGTCCCTGGAGATACCGTCGTTGCGGATCTTGAGGAGCATCAGACAGGCCTGCTCCAGCGCGTAGGGCGTCTGATCCGGCACGTTGTAACCGCCCGTGTAGGTCACGAGCACCGTGGGCTCATACCAGTCCCAGCGATGGCCCTCCTGGGTGCGCCACAGGATGCCTTTGGCGGCATCAAGTTCGTACTGGTCCGGCGTCAGTGGCGTGCCGTCGTGCAACGCTATCGTTCCGATCTCGACGACCGGGTAGCGGCTCAGCCGGAACGGCTCCGTGGCAAGCGTTTCGCGAACGATCCATCGCTCCGCCTGACGCCACTTCTCCGAGACCGTCTCCTGGGCGAAAACCCGGTTGCAATAGCGCGCGATATAGTCGCTGGTCGCCGAGATCCAACGCGACATGCGTGAGTCATTCGCGTTGTCGGTGATGCCGAGTTCCTCATACGCAACCTCCAGTGTGGTCAGGTCATACGTCTGTGCCGGCGTAATGACCGTGAGGAGGCTGTCCATCAGCATGATGAAGCCTCCCGGCGGCGGAATGCGAACGAGCCAATGCCGTCGCGGCCGAGCCGCGTCTCGTCTTCGTTCACTTCAAGACATTGCCAGCCGAGGCCAGCCATCACATGGATCAGGCCGTCGACTGTGAAATACCAGCAATGCTCATCAACACGATAATGTCGCGACCTCAGGACATGCTCTGGCCCTATGAATATCGGCAGCGACACGAACACAAACTCACGCACTCGATCGAGCAACGCCGGGAAATCGGCGATATGTTCGAGCACGTCCCACATCGACACCGCCGGACAGGATCGCACGTAAGGATTCCACCAGAGGTCACGGCGATTGAGCCATTCGACGCCCCGAATATTGATGTCGTAGCCGGACGTATTCTCCCTGGCGTCGATGAAGCTGCCACAGCCGATACCGATGTCGACGAGGTGACCGTCATA